ATTTGATACCGCTATTAATGCGGCGAAAGCCAAGAGTATGCTATGGTATTTTGCTCAACAACTTCGTTCTTGGCAGAAACATGGTAATGACTTTAAAGATGCTGATGATGCTCTTGATAAGATTCGTGAAGAATTCTATAGGCTGGTGAATGAACATGGAGTGGAACTGGACTAATATGTTTAAATTAAGCAAAAGAAGCAGAATAAACTATTGGAGTTGCTCTAATCTTGCAGACCGTATTAGAGGCACTAATAAGCCATATGCTCTAGAATGGCAGGCTTGGACTGAGTGGCACAAAAAGGCTCAAACTAAACATCCATATAGATATTGGGTGGCAGAAAAACTGCTTGATCGTTTACAGGATATAGTTTATTTACCTGTTGATATTTACCATACTATAGAGGTTTACGTTCGTAACAGATTTATAGATAAAATCCACTATCTTCATACGGGACTAAAGCCTGGGCAATACTATGATTTAGACTATAGGATTATTCATGGTCTTTTTAATGAACTTGTTGATCTTGTAGAAGTAGAATACGCTGGTTTATCTAGATGGTATAATAAGAATACAAAAAAGAAGTATAAGTTCGTTCGTGGTCGCTGTGCTGACGCTGGACTTAATTATTTAAAGTGGGCTAGTGGTTTGACCTATAATAAAGACTATGGCTTGAGAAAGGGAGACAAGGGGTTTGGTGAGCCAACTGAACAGGCAGTCGCCGCCAGTAAAACAGTAGAGTTATATAAGTGGTGGAAAAACAGAGACAACAGACCAGACCCTTACGAAATTTTCTCTGAGGAAAAGCATGGTAAGAGTTATTATAAGCAAATTAGTAAAATGCAAGACAATTACGAAAAAGAAGATACAAAGATGCTTATTGAACTTATTAAAATCAGAGGAAGTCTTTGGACATGACATTTCAACAATTTAAACACTATGTTGATATTCATCATCAGTTGGGTATAAGACAGGGCCAGAATGTTATGAATTGCTTGCGTAAAGCGTGGCCGGATAAATATAGAGAATTAACGGGCTCGCACCTTGACTGTTTTTACAATGATAGTAAAATACCAGATATTATGAACCACCTAGAGAAAAACTGGCATGAAATACTTCACAAGTCCCGATAGGGGAAGTTTTATGATGAATTTCTATAAGAAGGCTCTGGATAAGGGAGATATTACTCAAGATTATTTTGATTCAATACAACGTATGTTGTCTCAAAAAGAAAGCCCCAAAGACTCTGATCTAGGTTGGGATTTAAGGGGTTCTGAATGGATTGCCAATAAATGTAAATATAGTACTGTTTATAGCCAGAATTTATACGCTGCTCTATGTAACAATAGATTTTTACAAAACAAAAAAGAATGGACTTGTTCTTGGAGATATGCTGGTGGTATTGTTGCTGATCTAAATGAAAAGGGAGATTATATTGATTGGTATTGTAGTGGCATAGGACATAATACAGATGGCTTTGTTGGTGAGGGTTTTGTTACGGACGAAATTAGACTAGACCTATTAAAACTAGGCTGGATTGTCGAACCCTATAATTTTGACGATATGGAAATATTCGATGAAAACATATAAAACAATTGAAAGAAAAGTCGAAGATGGAGTTTATTGTGACGTTTGTGGCAAATCTTGTTCAATCGAACAAATAGGTAATGAGTATGCTACCCTAGAAGCAGTATGGGGCTATGGATCGAAATATGATGGCACAAAGTTTGATATTCAAATTTGTGATAAGTGTTTTGATGATACTCTTACTTGGATAAAGCAAAAACGTAAACAAAATCTCGGCCCATTCAACTATCCTTATGACAAAGACCCATTAAAAGGCGAAAGTTATTAATATCAAATGATCAAGCACTTCCCATTGACAGATATAAACAACGTCACAGCATTTTATTCTGTAAAAGACGGTGTTCCAGTAACCTATGTTTGCACCACAGAATTTAGACGAAGCGATTCTCCTGTGGATATTTTTTACAGAGAAACCGCTCATCCAGAATTTGGTAATAGGTATTTTGGTTTGGGTTACGACTATGATGCCGATAATTATGTGATATTTAATGCTGATAAAGTAGAAGATTTAACTTTTGGCATGGTGGAGGACGATGACGGCAATCTTCAATACTCTCAATTTCGTCACGACTATAAGAGTTTTAAAAACGGCAATATGATTGATGGTGGACGAGAATATATTAGATCTAGCGGTAATTGTTGTATTTATGTCGTAAAAGACGGAAACATGATTGAGACAAAGAAATAATGACAGAAACGTATAAAATAATAGATACCAATACGAATACTACTTTTAGTGCCTCTTTTGATCGGAAAGGCATATGGAATATTACTATCAAAAAGGGTAAACTACAAACCAGTTATGACTTAAATCATAAAGAAGCAGAACAACTATATTTTCTATTAGTAGATACTATAGGAACCCCTAGCCTTAGAGAGATAGTATAATGAAGTGTGCTAATTGTATTGATCTCTGTAAATGTGCAGGTACTCATTTAGAAAAACTTAGCGATAAAATTTATAAGTCTAACTATGGATATTTTGTCTATAGAGAAACTGAATGGCTGTTTATACCATTAGAAAAAGAATTTAATGTTGATCGACTAATGAATATATCAGATACTCTAAGAAATCTCAATGAATAAATAACCATTAATTACAATAAATCGTTCGGTCAACGTGGAGTTTCAAGGAGATACAGAAACTATTTACTAATAGGTAGTTAAATATTATGCTTAAAATTAAAAGCCAGCCCTATAATAGCGTGTGGATTTCTGCCGATACACAAGAAGAACTTGGTAGAACCTTTATGAGATTTCAAGAGTTCTATGAAAGCCCAAACGAAAACTTTAGAGGTAAGATTTTTACTTGTGGTCAGGTAAGACAATGGTATTCAACTCAATATGGAGCAGATACCTACCATCATGATTGGTCTGGATTTAATTTTCCAAGCAAAGTATTGGTTCCTTTCAAGCAAGGACTTTTTGATCCTTTGACTCCAGAGGAACTACAACTGGTCGAATATTTCAGATACAGACATGATGATTTTTATATCATAGGCGCTCAAAACCAGTCGGTTTTAAGACATGAACTAGCACATGCTATGTATTCTCACAACCCATTATATCAGAAGCGGGTTAATAGTCTATGTGATTTATTTAAAAACGAATTAAGATCAACGTCTAAGTACATTCTGGACAAAGGATATCATAAAGACGTTATCAATGATGAGTTGCAGGCTTATATTACAGATAATGATGATGAGTTTATTATTAAAAATACTCCGCAGAAAATCATAAATAAATTTAATCAACTATATCAAAAATATAAGAAAGAATAATCATGAATACAGAAGAAGAATATCTTAGCGATGAAGAAAAAAGTTTTCATCTATGGATATCAAATAACTTGAATTATGTTAACAGTCATAAGCGATCAATAGGGGTGATGAAAAAACTATATATGGCTGGATTCAATGCGGGATTTACATATAAGAGACAAATAACCGCGGAAGAACAACTACAAAAATGAACATCAAATTAAAATATGATACCTTTCTGAACTTAGAAAAGGCTTGCTCAAAAACATCAGACCAAGAATTAATACAATATATTAAAGAACTAAACGATATAATTGTATATCAAAAAAATATGATTAAAGAGCAACGAGTAGAAATTATAGCACTGAAACATAAAGAAGCATGGAAAAGATATGACACATAAAGACTACCAATTACTATTGATGGTTTGTCAATACGCTTTAAGGAAAGGTTTTGATTTAAATGAAACGCAAGTAACCGATATTGACAACGTAATGAGAAAGTTGTACAATAAGGTGAACATCGGAGGCAAGATAGATGCTTTGGTCAGAAATAAAAAGATGGGCAAAACAACACGGGTATGAGACAATTAAAGACAAGGGTGACGAACAAAAAGGCGATAAGGTTCAGTATTATTGGTCTAGTATCAATGAGCCAAGCAGATCAGGCGTTGCACAAAGCGTTAGTAAATTAGCCAAGGCTGTATATAATGATATTACTAATAATGCCTGGGTCGAACACCAAACAAACCATTTACTAAACTCGGAAGTAAAAAATAATGACGACTATAAAACTAGTTAGCGTAACTCCAGATGCAGAAAAAACAATGGCATATTGTGCCAGAGTATCAAACCCAACCAACCAAGATTCTGATAACTATGCTAAGTTGCTAGCATACTGCATTAAGCATCAACACTGGTCTATATTTGAAATGGCATTTTTAACTCTTGAGATCAATACAACAAGAGGTATAGCAGCACAGATTTTACGACACAGAAGTTTTACATTTCAAGAATTCAGCCAAAGATATGCAGACGCAACGCTTTTGGCAGAGGATATACCTCTATTTGAATTAAGAAGGCAAGATCAAAAAAACCGCCAAAATAGTATAGACGATATTGGCGATGAGATCAAATCAAAGTGGGGCATGAAAATTAGGGAGCATTTTGCTAAATCAAAATCTATTTATGATGGTATGATAGCAGATGGTATCGCTAAAGAGTGTGCTAGGTTTGTCTTGCCACTAGCAACACCAACCAGACTTTATATGAGCGGTAGTGTTAGATCGTGGATTCATTATATAAATTTACGATCAGCACACGGTACACAAAAAGAACATATGTTGATTGCTAATGAGGCAAAGGATGTATTCAAGCAACAATTCCCTACTATATCTGAGGCTTTAGGATGGACACAACCATGATAAAAAACCAGAAAGAGTTTTTAGTTACTGGTCAAGGATACGAAAAAAAAGACCCGTATAAGCAAACTGTCATATTACATGATACATTTTTTTCATCGGATGAAACAGAGGCTAGGAATAAGTTTGAAAATGAGTTTGAGTCTCAGTATAATATACTAACTATTTACTCGGCAATTGATTTAACAAAGGAGTCTCTATGAAGGTAGCGAGTTCAGAAGAAATTTTAGCATTTGAAACAGCACTGAAAAATCTTGAGATGCAACAAGAAGAAAGAAATAAGGCTTTCTTAAAAGGTGCTGATATAGAAAGACAAATCGCTAATGCCGTAAGTAAGGCTAAGTCTAATAACAAGAAAGTATTCATACTGTTTCATATCGAAGGGTGTAATGGATGCACCGTTATTAAGCATTTGGTGGAGTATGATACTGCTATTGTTAAAACTTTAGAAGAAAATTATGAGACTGTTCTAGCAGAAATGACGGCTGTGCAGAGTAGTATTGTTAATACATATAATTTGTATTCTTTCCCGTCATATATTTTGTTAGATGCTGATGGTAATTTATTTAAGCAAAACTACGGCTGCTATTTACACGGCGATGGGGTGGCTCATAACTTATTAGAGTGGCTGAAACCAAGTAACGACCCAACAAAATAATTTAAGTTTTGACTTGACAACAGCCGATTAGTCCGTTATACTGCTGAACGGAGGCTTTATGCGTTACGGACTGTGTTGCATTTCTATAAAACTCAAAGATCAAGGCTATGGTTTTAAAACCATGACCTACAAGCGTTTTGCTTCGCTACCAAGAGCGGAAGCACTAGGTATTCTTGGTGATCGCATCCACAACAATATGATTGTAACTAACCAAACAATCAAATTCTGTGGAGATAATAACTATACATATAGAGTTAGTAGTGATCTTTTCCCACTTATCACTTTTGATGAGGCTAATATCTCCTTAGAAGATTTGCCTAGTCATGATGATATTCAAGATGAAATGGATAACATAGAACAAACAATCAAGAACACTGGTGTTCGCGTATCTTGTCACCCATCAGAATTTAATGTTCTGGCTTCTACCAATGAAAAAGCAGTAGAAAAAACTATCACAGAATTAAACTTCTATAGTAGTTTCTTTGATAGAATTGGTCTTGAGGCCAACTATAATAATCCAATGAATATTCATATCCATAATAAAAACGGAACACACTCTGAGATTATTGATCGTTTTGTGAAAAACTTTAATCGCCTTGATGATAATTGCAAGGCTAGACTTGTTATTGAGAATGATGACAAAATTAACTGTTGGAGTGTGATGGAATTGTGGAATCATTTTCATTCTAGAACAAACATACCAATTACTTTCGACTACCTACATCATAAGTGTCATCCAGATACGCTGGATGAGGAAACAGCATTAAAGTTTTGCTATGATACTTGGCATGGGCATAAGCCGCTATTTCATTATAGCGAATCCAGAGAGGGTAATAATCCTAGAGCCCATGCTGATTATGCCTATAATAAATTTGAAACCTATGGTTTGGATTTTGATGTAGACATGGAACTCAAAGCAAAAGACCATGCCATAGAAAAACATGAAGAAATTTGTAAAGGAGTATTAGCATGAGTGGATGGCTGATTGCACTAACTGGATGTGTGTATGCCTATGTTAGTATAGAACAATTTTGTAAAGGTAATTATGGTCTTGGTATAGCGTATGCAGGATACTCTTTTGCTAATTGTGGACTATATCTTTTAGCAACTAAATAAGGATTACTTATGAAGGAACCAAAGAAATACAAACTGTCTAATTTTGAAAAAGCACAAAAAGAACCAAGAAAAATTCCTCTGAAATCTATAAATCCCGATCAACCAAAAGACAAGTCAGATTCCATACATGAAAATAATCAACAAAACGATTCGCAAGGCGTATAATAACTGGACGCCTAATCCTTTGATTAGGTGTTATCATTATGCTGCTGCTTTTGATGGACAAAAGATGGTATGTTTCACCAAAAACAACCCGATTAAGACCAACACAAAGGCATACCGTATAGGAGAGCAGTTCAATTTACCTAAATACAAAGAATATCCTTTTGTTCATGCGGAGTCTCATCTTATCTCGAAACTACTTGATATGTATAATACTATTGATTCTAGTTGGACAATCGTGGTTATGCGTATAAATAGAAAAGGCATTATATTAGGAAGTAAGCCTTGTGAGAACTGTGATAAACTTCTTAGTGCTGTTGGATTAAATACTATCTATTATAGCACAGATAGCGGCGAATTTGTTTGTAATCTTGGAAAGACTATTGGAGTTGACGAGTTGACAATGCCGATGCTTATGGTATAATCCGAACAACGGAGGACTTGCTATGAATTGTATGTATTGTCAGACAAATGTAGGATTAGACCGATATGAGTTTTTACTACAAACCGGAAGAAAGATAATTTGCAAGGGTTGTAGTGCAGAGAATCGTGCCGTAGGTTATATGGATTATCCTCATAAAACTGGTGCCATGCTTGTGATGGTTCCAAGTAACGCAAAAGAAACAATTCGTATTATGTCTAGAGCAAATAGAAGAGCAAGATAGTTTATTTAAAAGAAAGGTTATTATGTCAATTAATATTGCTGGAAATCAAACCACACTCAACATTACGTGGGATGAAATTACTCTGATTCTAGTAACAACCATTGTGTGCTTGTCATGGGTTATTACCTCCTATTATAAGTATAGCAATAAGAAAACCACACAACAATAAATTATATCATAATGCGTAGCCTAATTTCTTAGAAAGGTTAGTATCATGGATGTAGAAATCGAAAGCCTGTTATTTCAGCAGGTAGAAAAGCCAAAAAATTTCTTGATGCTTAGAATTATTAATGTCTATAGTAATAGATACAGAATTAATGTATATATTGAAATTGAAGAAAATAATCTAATCAAGCGTAAGATTAAAAATAGTTATTTTTGTCACTATTCTCCGGGGCAGTTAACTATTATACCGGAACCAGATCATAAAACAGAAGAACAAAAAAGAAAACAAAGACTATGAACAGCGAACTACAAAATCAGTTATACGCAAAATATCCACAACTTTTTGTCAATAAAGACAAGACTCCTATGCAAAGTCCTATGTGTTTTGGCATAGAGTGTGGAGAAGGCTGGTATGATATTCTATCTTCCCTTTGTTGGATGATTAAACAGCATGAGGAAAATATAGCAGAAAGAATACGGATTGGAAATAAATTCGACACACAGAACGACAAAAAGGATTTAGAGTATTTCCCTGTAAAATTTGACCAAATCAAAGAGAAATATGGTGGTCTTAGGGTCTATTTTAGTGGTGGTGATGAATATGTAGAGGGCTTAGTTAGTATGGCAGAAGCCATGAGTTATAAGATTTGTGATGTTTGTGGAAACAAAGGGGAGCCCAATAAAGAGGGTTGGATTTCAACTCGTTGTGAGGCTCACAGAAATTCTTAAAGACTATGGCTTGACAGTGCCGATTGGTGTGGTATACTTAGAGAGTATCAGTTACTCAATCACAGGAGATTAGATTATGGGTCTTGGCAAGGGTAAGAAGGCTTGTGAAAAATGCGGCACTATTACTGGGCCGCGTGCTTATATGTGTAAAAAGTGTAATCACCCATTTGTTTTTAAGGCCAAGAGTAAGGAGTCAAAAAACACCAAGATTATTCGTGATGTTAATTGGAGAGAGTTGGTTAAGGGAGATAGAGTTAAAGTTGCTGGTGGCCCATTTTATGTAAGTCGAGGCGAATTTATTCCTATGGGCTATAGAGGACGATTTGTTGTTGAAGGGGTTGACGAGAACGGTATTCTTGCCTGGGGTATTGACAAGCAGGCAGGCTTCTGCCATATTTGGATGAATGGAGACATTCAAAATAAAGAGACTGGCGTTTGGAAAACCAAGCACAAACTTATGAAACTTAAACAAAAAACTGAGGGTACATGAGTCTCACCACAGAACAAAAAGAACAACTATCTAAACTACTATCCCATAGGGATGATGTTGTAGGTAGTTTGTTTGAAATAGAGCAAATATTGAAGAAGTATTTTCCAGAAGAATTTGATGTTGCATATCAACATTGGATACCTCAAATTATTACTGCTCTTTACGACAACAAAAAGTGGCTTCCAAGAGGCGATCAGACTATGGAAAAGTCTATCCAAAGGATAAGAGATAAAGATAATAATGGAAAAGGTGTATATAGGTATATCTAATTTTGGAGATTGTTATGGACAAAATTTATGCTATTAAAGATATAAACGGATATGCAACCGAAATGAGAACTTCGGCAGCACAAAGTATTACCGAAAATTATGTTCAAAATTTGGATGAATTTATAACAATCAAGCAGGTTATAAACATTATTCATAAAGAGAGCGTTGGTATTGATGACTGCGGCAGGCCACTATTGAATGAAGATGCAAATGCAAATATTTTTGATGCTTTAGTTGTTTGGTTACATAATAGTGCGGTAGCAAAACTTGCTGCCAATGACTACATAGAGTGTGCTTGGGACAGTAAAAATAACGAAATGATTTTTTGGACTAAAGATACAGAAAAACAAACGGTTCAAAAACAGAAAGACAATAACAATGGATCAAAAACAAGCAGAGACATTAAAAAAAATAAAGGAGTATGAAGATAAGTTGTGGGATGCTATATCCTATATATCTTCAGATTTTTGTCGTGGGTGTGGATATATGTACGACAAAGTTAAAGACTATGAACAAAAAATAGCAGAACTCAAAAAAACCCTGGAATAAATCTATGCAAAATATAAGTCAAAAAAGACTAGAAAAACTAAAAAAACAAGGAAAACTAAGGGATCGTTTTGAGTTATGGGTAGACAAACATAATCATAAGTTTGAGTTAGTTAGAACATTGACTAGTATAGTTGGTTTGGTGATTTCGTCGATTATCATGCTGAAAGTTTTTGGAAAAATCTGAAATCTAACTCAAGACTTGACAGGACTCGTCCGATACTATAGAATAACAACACGGGGCGTAAGGTAAGCCGGTTGCATCCGACACTCTTATAAGGTGTTCATAGGTCTGTTCGACTCAGACACGCCCTATTATGAATCTTTTAACAAATGAATATGTATTGAACCATCGCGTCTGGACGAAACAGTTTAGTTTTCGTCTGAGACGTTGCTATGTTACTGATGAAATAATATTTCTATGCTACGGTTATCGTGGCAATAAGAAAATTCGTTCTTTGCAACATAAGAACAAAACTATTGACGATAATATTTGGATATCTAAGGCCGCGTACACCAAAATGGTAGTAAGGAATCATATGCTATGATTGATCGTAATAGATATTTTCCTGTTGATTTCTGCGTATTGGTACTATTGACCATATCGGTAATTGTCAATTATAGCCTATATCAGCAACTATTACTGGAAAGAGAGTCTAGGTATTGGGTTTCTGGTAAAGAATACAGCCAAATCAAAGAAGAAATACAGAAACTTGAAAGAAACAGCGGTGTAATCAAATAGGGCGAGTAAAGGTTTCGATTGGATATGGAAAATTATGTAAGCAAGTAGTGGTTGATCTGGAGGCCACTTTAAAACCGGATTAAATGCTTTAACTGGCAAAACTCAGTTAGCACTTGCTGCCTAATAAAAAACAGGCAGTAACAGACTGCGATTGCGAATGAGGGTAGCGATCAAAAGTCTGTCGTTAAATCCCTCTGCACTTACAATATCCAACGGGTTGTAGGTTAAGAGCAGTTGGTAAGATAGGAATGAGTCTTGTTTGTTCTGTCATCCTATTTAACCCATGAACAAAATAAACTTGTAGAAGATGTAATTAGAAATATCACAACACTCGGGTTCGACTCCCGACTCGTCCACTTTAAACTAATATTAATAGGAGATATTTATGAGCGTATGGAAGAAACTGTTTAAAAAAACCCAAAAAGAAAACAACAAGCATCACCAAGAAGAAATGGAGTATCTTAAACTTCTAGAAAAAAGAATGGCTAAACTAGAAAAGAAAGTAAAAAAGAAAAAGAAGTAAATTAAGATGCCAAGAAAAATTTGTTCATATTGCGGCGAAAGGAAAAACAGAAAAAGTTTTCCTAAGCACAGTATGTACAAAGATAAATTGGATAGCAGATGTAAAAAATGCGTTAAAAAACATTCTAAAATAAGGGGCAAATTACACAAAGAGGCTCCACCAAGACCAGAGATTTGTGAGTGCTGTAAACAGACTCCAATAAAATGGGTATTAGACCACGATCACAAAGACGATACTTTTCGGGGGTGGATTTGTGATAAATGTAATACCGGAATAGGTAAACTTGGTGATGATTTGCAGGGAATAGTTAATGCTATGAACTATTTTCTTTCAAGACCCAAAAACTAAAGATGCTCTCTTGACAGGTCGATACTAGCATGGTAAGATACTGTGAACACAGGAGGCTAATTTGATGGTTCACGATTTTAATTATGTTTGGGGTATGGTGCGTGATCTTAGGGCTACTAGTAGCACCACAGACAAGCAGGGTATTATTGAAGATTATTGCGGCCATAATTCTGAGGCTGCAAATTTTACTAAGAAAATTCTGCTCTATACCTACCATCCTCTTTGGCAGTATAATGTCACAAGCGATAATCTCAAGAAGAAAAGTTCTCTGAGGGCCAAGGCTTATAAGAATTTCTTTGATCTTTTGGATGACCTAAAGAGTCGCAAAATTACTGGTCACGATGCTATTGGGGCAGTACATAGTTTTATCGACTCTCACCCTGACCACGAAGAACTTATTTACTGCATCATTGATAAGGATTTGAAAACCCGTGCTGGTGACAAGATTATCAACAAGGCTATTCCTGACCATATTCCAGAGTTTAGTGTTGCTCTGGCAGATAAGTATGAGCCTAAACTTGTAGACTGGAAAGATAATTGGTATGTTAGTCGCAAAATTGACGGGGCTAGATGTATTGCTATTGTTGACTCAGAAGGTAATGCCTCTTTCTTTTCTCGTACCGGAAAAACATTCGATACACTTGATGTTGTGGCCGGTGGTATTAAGGCTCTTGGTATTGCTGATGTTGTTTTTGATGGGGAGTTGTGCTTGGTGGATGATGAGGGTAATGAAGATTTCCAAGGAGTTATGAAGCAACTCAAGAAGAAGGATCACACCATCCCTAATCCGTCTTATAAAATTTTTGATATGATCTCTCATGATGAATTTTATAGCAAAAAGGGGGATAAGAATAAGACTTATACCCATCGCTATAATAATCTAAGAGAAGTTATGAGAGAAAATACTTGTACTTGCCTTAGTGTGCTTGGTCAAGAACTAATTAAAGATGATGACCATTTTGCTGAATGGACAGGGAAAGCAAAGGAGTATGGTTGGGAAGGTTTGATGCTTCGTGCTGATGAGCCATATAAAGGTAAGCGATCCAAAGACCTCCTAAAGTTTAAAAGTTTCTTTGATGACGAATATGAAGTTGTAGACGTTGAAATGGGGCCATTTCGATATGTTAAGGATGGTGCTGAGTGTGAAGAAACAATGCTATCGTGTGTGATGATTAAGCATAAGGATAATATCGTTAGAGTTGGTAGTGGTTTCGCTATTGACCAAAGACAAGAATTTTATCAGAATCCTAAAAAGATTCTTGGGCAGATTATTACCGTTCAATATTTTGAGGAAACCAAAAACCAAGATGGCGGTATCAGTCTGCGTTTTCCAACTTTTAAGATTTTGCACGGGTCTGCTAGAACTGTTTAAAGAAACGGGTCTTGACAACCGATACCATTAGTGTAGAATCAGAGCATACACTTTGGAACACACATTGGAGTGAATATGAGCGAAACAGTTGTTGATAAAAAGCCAGTTGTTATAAATACGTCTAAGGCCGACGAATTCTTTAAGAACTTCCCCAAGGATAAGATTGTGGCCTATAAGGATTATTGGGAGAGTGTTCGTCCCAAAACCAATGAAGATATTTTCCGGCGTTATCTTTTCGCATATTGCAGCGTCCATACCACTTGGCAGGGTAATGTTAAGGGGTATAATGCTATCAAGAACTTTAATGAGTGGATTGATAGCAAAGAAACGCTGCTGGAAAAACTCCACAAGTCAGGAGTAGGTCTGCACAACAATCGCACTAATTATATTTGGGATTTTAGTCAAAAGTTTTGGGCTAATCCAAAGGATTTTTATTTTACAACCAAAAAGTACCATGTCAAGAAGCGAGACAGCATCCTAAATAAGATTAGTGGTATTGGTTTGGCTAAGATTAGTTTTGCTCTGGAAATGATTCATCCTAATGAGGCGAGAGTATTGTGTGGCGATATTCATCAGTTGCGGCTCTACGATGTAGAGTCTTTGAAGTATAATAAAAGTAAGGTTGGTTCTGCCGTATATAAGAAAATGGAACGGCATTGGATGATTAATTGTGGTAAGTATAAGGTTCCTTCTTATATTGCTAGGTCTATCTATTGGGATGATCTGCAAAAGAAGGAAGATAGTCGCTACTGGAGTTTTGTACTGGAGGACTAAATGAGCGAAAACGGAAAAGGGTCAAAACGTCGCCCAAAAAGCGTAGACCAAAAAACCTGGGCCGATAATTATGATAGGATCTTTAGAAAAAAGGAACAACAAAATGTCGATAGGCGTAAAAGTTCTAATTAATACTAAAGATGGTAATGGCCATACTATTACAGAATACGGTTATATTACCAGACGCCTTAATTCTCAGTTATACGAGATTTGGTCAGAATCTTCTCAGGTTACATATCTTTTGTCGCCAGAAGAATTTACAGAAATAAAAGAATAAACGATAGTCATATGGGATGCTTAACAAGATACGAAAAAAATAAAAGTATTTCGGTTTTTATCCCCTGCTCTTGCACAGAAGAAATACTCTATATAGAGTATGACCACGAACTTAAATTAGCAGACTGTGCTGTATATTCTCGCTATTGTCGTGGCGGTAAACTGTCATTGTGGCAAAAACTTAGATACATCTGGCAGGTTTTGATATATTCAAGGCCATATGCGGATCAAATTGTTTTAACGGATAGTCAGTTGGGGGAACTCAAGAGATTTCTGATAGAAATTAATATCAAATAGTGTATATTATGATAGCATCTACTCTTACATAGGGATTTATCACATGAGTATGAACAACTATTTAGGTGACGAACTAGCGTATAAGGTCAAAGTTTTGAGTCTAGCATTATATGATGCTGATAAGATTATTCATACGCTAGAAGAAGAAAACGAAACCCTAAAAAATATACTCAATAATCTAACATCAACAATAAAGTCCCAGGATATTATCAATCAACAACAGCCCATTTGTGCGTAACAGCCTAGTGATGTTGTTCTCATAGAGAAGTGCGTAAAACGGTTGGCTATTTTTATTTTTTTTCAAGCGAACCGATTGACAATGACGATACTGTGTTGTAGAATGAGGATACATCGCTGATACATCGGTCGCGTGATCGAACAGTAGATGTAAGTTTGGAAGTAAGATTTGGAGGTTGATTATGACTGAAGTTACGAATGTTGAAAAGCAGAAGCGAGTGCGTTGTAGTGATGAGCAGTTTCTTGAGGCTGTGTTTTCGTCTAAGACGTATGCAGAGATTGCGTCTAAGACGGGCCAAAAGGTTGCCAGTACGATGGCTCGTTATGCCAGAACCAAGGCTGCCTTGGCTAAGAAGGGTATTGATATTCCTTCTATGGAACGTGCAAAGCCCATTAAGACCATCGACAATATCGAGGCTATGGCAGATGTTGTGCGTCGTCTAAAGGCTCATACACAGGGTTAAATAACTCATAGGCGATTCCGGCTATATAAACTAAATCAGAGGCACACAAAATAGTCAACCTCAAATCAATGGTTTGTATAGTCGGATGCCTTATGGGAGCGTAGACCAATGGCAGAGTCAAAGGACTTAAAATCCTTCAAGTGTGGGTTCGACTCCCACCGCTCCTACTAGATAGTTGTAATATGTTATTATAATTGTCTAAGGTGTTGATGTGGATTTATTCTAATAACAGGAGACTCTTATGAAGAATGTGGTTTTGTCGTTCGTTCTTGTTTGTGTTGGTACGGTTACGTCTTTTGCTGGCGATTGTTCATCTGGAAGGTGTGTTGCTGTGCGTAATCAAAGGGTTGTGACCGTTACGAAGAATGTTGTACGAGAAACGGTAGTTATTCCAAAGAGAATCCTTACTGGTTGTGCCAATGGTGTTTGTCGCAATAGAACAGTTACGGTTGTTCGTTAAATTAACCCATAAATGAAAAGGAAACCCCCGATGCCTCTTAATAATGCACACTTTCGGGGGTCTTTTCTGTCTTATTTTATTTTTCAAGGAGGAATTATGAAGAAGGTACTGTGTATTGCTTTGGTGTTGTTCTGTTCGGAATTTTCTTATGGTCAAAATAACACAACGCATAAGACATATGCGTATACAACATCATCAGCACAAGGGGTTGCTAATATTCAAGCAAAACGAGGCCATATGGGTCATTGTGGTGGCAATAGTGGTTATGAAGGGGTTGGATTCTCTACCATTAGTGCCGATCATGCTATTAGGAATTGTTGCTATTGGGGACAAAAAACTCCTGTAGAAATTGGTGTTGCCAGAGGCCCAAACGGATGGTACGCTTGCGTTAGGTATCGCTAATATGTCATCTAATCGTTTATGTCGTGCTATCGTTAATAATCCTAATTCTCAGTCACCCATATCATACTTTGAATTAGTGACCGTGAGAGAATATAGCGAACCAAACGGTGGCACGTACATAGACGAGATTAGCACCGCAGCAGAATATTTGGATAATACTAACGCATACGATGATCCATTTTATAGAATAATGGGTATATATAAAAATACTATTCCAAAAAAGCGTAGATTTATCGCGGACTTTTTTAGTCTTGATGAGGCTAAGAAATTTTTATCCGACATAACCGGCGAATCAATAGATATTATATGTTATTGACTCTATGACATATCTAATAGATAGTAAAGAAAGATTTGACGAGGGAGGATATTGTCAGGTGTATCCAATAATCTCACACCCAAATATCCTATTTAAAGAATTCTCCAAGTTGAAACAGGCAAATTATGCCATAGATATTCAGCGTAACTTAGCAAAGTTTGATCTTGCTCCAAGGGTTTACTCAGACTTATGTAGGTTGCACTTTGTATCAGATAATGCAGTTATAGGAACTAGTAATTGGGGATATATAACAGAGTTTGCTAGTCCCGCATTGTATAATACAAAAGCGGAAAAATATAATATTCTCAGGAAAATTCAGGTTCTTGTTGATTCTATTTATAAAGTTGCTAAACTGAAATTTTGGGATTGTCATTATTATAATACTGGTTGGGTTTGCAGGAATGGCTATACTAAACTAGTATGTATTGATACAGGCATAGAGAGTTTTGATGGATATTCCGACGCTTGGGGGATGGGTTCTCCTGGCCCAAAATGTAGTTATTGTAATAAATATCAATGTAAATGCAGCGAGGATTAAAATGCCATATATTAATGAAGAAGAAAGAATTGAACTAGACGAAGCCATAGAAATCATGGCAAAGGCAATAAAAGACCACAAAACAACACTAGTTAATCCGAGTAATTTTAGTAATTTTTTGGGACGTATTAATTATTGTTTTTCGCGGGTTCTAGCCTCAGTAATGGGTGATGTTTCTTATACTAAAATTGCTATGGCAACTGGTGTATTAGAAAATATCAAACAAGAGTTTTATCGTAGGATAGCATCATCTTATGAAGATAAGAAGATCTGTGCTAATGGAGATATCAAAGAGTATAAAAGACTAAATTAAGGAGATGTTTGTGTCAAAAGAAATTAATGACATCCTAAAAGGCGTAAATAAAAATCATCAAGACATATATAAGCCAGAGGATAATACACTAAAAAATATAGTATCCTTAAACAAGGATGTTGAAGAAATAAAGAAACAGATCAACACCATGATTGCTAAACTAGATACCGTGGTGGAAATGATGATGACACTAACTCTCTTTATTGAAGAAAGTGTTGAAATGGGAGAATTAGACAACAATGATGAGGATTATGAGTCTAATGAAGGATGGATTCCAGACAATGAAGAATGGAGAGAATCATTAGAGGATGAAGACCTAGAAGATGATTAGTTTAGCATTATTAGCATCTGTTATTGTATTGGTAGTATTGATATCCGGGCCAATGTGTTTTGTGATGAGCGGATTGAATTCTATTCCAACATGGTTTGTGGTCACAGCATCAGTTCTAACTATTTTTATAGGACTATGGTTTTTTTGTTTACCAATACCAGCCATAAGATACATGGGAATTGTATCTATTTTACTTAGTGCTTTATCTATAAACAACCGCATAGGAAAAAATTTTAGACGCGACACGAATTAAAGATTGACAACCCGACTTGCCGATGGTATACTTGGAACATCACAGGGAACGATAACAATTTTGGAGAACAAAGATGAAGTTGGCAGATCGCACTATTGAAACGCATAGCGTTGGGGTTGAGAGTCGCAATCAGTTTAATATTGCTCAAACGAGCAAGATGTTTAAAATCCTGTCAGACTCTCTGTATTCTGACAAAGTTATGGCCGCTATTCGTGAATTGTCTACCAATGCTTACGATAGCCATATTTCTGCGGGAAACAAGAACCCGTTTAAA